TTCGAAGAATTACCTATATGGTTAAAGCCTGGTGTTAAGGAATACGGTAAGACATCAATGACACTTGATAACGGTAGTCGTATCGGTATTACGACTACAACTGGTACCGCTGCTCGTGGTCAGTCCGTCAACCTGCTAATAATAGATGAGGCAGCCTTCATCGAGTCACATCTTATTGAGGAGTTCTGGAAATCAGTCTTCCCTATTATTACATCTTCCAAAAAATCTAAGGTATTTATATGTTCTACAGCTAACGGTACTGGTAATTTATTCCACAAGTTGTATGATGGTGCTGAAAAGGAAGAAAATGGATGGGGGTATGATAAAATCATGTGGAATGAGGTTCCTGGTAGAGACGAAAAATGGGCTGCAGTTACAAAGCAAGCTCTTGGCTCTAATGAGGCTTGGTTACAAGAATTCAATAGTTGCAGTGGTGAAACTCTTGTAGATATTGAAAATAAAGGTAATATACAGCTTATTGATGTTTTTAATAAAATGACAGAATGAATGGAAGTAAGAATTCTGGCAAATTCCTGCTCCCTTGTATAAATACTATTATGGCTAGATATAAAGGAAATCACTATAGTACTAACAAAGTTAAGCATCAGGAGGCTGTCGACAAGAGTAGAAAAACTATTCTCGATAAGTTTGGTGATGGTGGGTATTCAGAGTTTAGGAGAGATACTACTAAAAAAACATATGAATTAGAAACATTAAAGTTAGATAGGGCTAATATTATTTCAAAACAAGATGTGTTAAAATTCTTAAATGAGTATGATTCTAACTATTTTAAAGGTCGTGCTGGTAATAGAACTATGAAAGCTATTAACCTAAGTGTATACAAATCTTTAATACACTATACTGATGAGTTTAGTGCTTTTTATAACAATCGACCTATCCCGTTTAGTGGTAGAATTGATATTGCTTTAAAAAATTTCTATCTTACAAAAGATGATTTATGTTATTGTGGAAGCAGAATAAAGTTCGACCCCAGAAAGCAACAATGGTCAAAACAATACTGTATGATATGTAAATCTACCGGCGCTCTCTCTTCAAAAGAAAAAGGTAAAGAGTGGTTACCAGAGTGGACGGAAGAGTGGGAGACTAAGTGGAAGCCAAGAATGGTGCAAAATAATTGTATTATGAGAGGTGAAAATGAGGTAGAATTTCTTAATAAACTTGAGAAAGAATATTCAATTACTATTGATAGAGATTTTAGAGTTCTTAGATATATGCCTGACGGCTACTGTAGAAAAAATAACACTGTATATGAAGTATACGAACTTCATCACAGATATACTGCTCATGTAGAATATGATAAAAAGCGTCAACAAATTATTCAAAATTATCTTAAATGTAATTTTTGTATTATTTGGGATGATGGGTCAAACAAAATAGAATACTTCAAATATGTTTAAAATAAATACAAAAGATTATAAGGTACTTACCCCAGATGGTTACAAATTATTCGCTGGTGTACAGAAACTCTCTAAACCGGGGTGTGATGTATTCTTTAAGAATCATACTAAATTAAGATGCTCTGTGAATCACCCGTTATGTATTGATGTTCATAATTTTCAATTTGAAATAGCTCAAAACCTCAAACCTGGAGATAAAATCTTTCATAAAGATGAAGATTGGGTAGAAGTTGAAAGCATTGAAAGTGTGGGTGATATTGATGTGTATGACTTAATCGATGTCGAAGACACAATTTGCTATTATACAAATGGATTTTTATCACATAACTGCATTTTCGTTAATTCAGGTGAATCTTCTATCGATGAAGAGTTATTTGCTGATATGTCAGCTAAGTGTACAGAAGCTAAGATTATACTTGAAGAAGGTAACTATAAAATTTGGGATGAACCAGATCCATCGAGAGTGTATGTAGCTGGTGTTGATATATCAGAAGGTGTCGGTGTGGATGCTTCCGTTATACAGATATTAGATATAACTGATATTAGAGATATAAAGCAAGTAGCTTCTTATCATAATAGACACATACCACCATTAGAGTTTACAAATAAGTTACACACTATACTATTAAACTGGGGATCACCTCTTGCTCTTATTGAAAGAAACAATTGCGGTGCGCAAGTTGTAGATAGACTTGCATTTGATATAGGTTACGAAAAAGTCGTATCGTATGGTGCTAAAGCTGCTTTAAGAGGTAGACCTCAAATGGGTATGATAGCTCATACTAACACCAAGTATAAAGGTGTTATGAATATGCGATATTTTATAAATGAAATGCGCTCCGTTACGATTCAAGATCTTAACACACTTAAGGAAATGCGGGATTTTGTCAGATATCCTAATGGTACATGGAAAGCTAAAAGTGGTTACCATGATGATAGAGTTATGTCATTTATGTATGCTTTGTTTATTTTAGAAAAAGAAATTACAGAACGATATTTTGATATTCTTGAATTAGATGATCACGGAAAACCTATGGTTATAGAGGCTATGGATTTTGGTGTTGCAACATTCGAAAACGCTACATCTATATATAACGATTTTGAAGTAGTAGGATTAAATAATCCATACATGACGCCTATTGTATTTGGCATGGGCGATTCAGATCAAGTAGCAGAAATAGAATATTTACAACAGGAAGGCTGGAAACTATATGGCAATTAATCAACACCAACAATCACACCTTAACAAGGCTAGAACAGATAAGTTTCTGCTTGTATTTGACATACCGCCCATATTAAAGACAATCTCAAGACCGTTAGAAAGCCAAGTTAATAATAGTAATATTATACCAGATTCTGTACAGTTTTCTATTTTCGGTACTGTTGTACCAGAAATAGTTGTACCTGCAGTTGAAAATAGATATGCTGGTAACACATATTATGTATCGTCAAACTCTAAAAATTCGTACCCTCCGGTAAATATTAAGTTTGCTATCGATAATCAATACAGTAATTATTGGACGATATTTCAATGGCTTAACCTGCTACACGATCAAAAAGAAGGTAGATATAATGCAAGAGATATCGAAGTAACTGGTAGTTTTAAAGATTACCAAACTAGTTTAACCATATACGGTCTTGATGAATTTGATAATAAGTGTATTAAATTTACTTACAAAAATGCATTTCCAACATCACTCAATAGTATTGACTACAACTATCAGGATAGTGGTGAGATTGTAGCTGGTTTTGTTTTTGTGTACTCCCAACTACATATTGAACTGATCAATTACTGATAAAAGTTATCTGCAAAACCATAAATAATATTATGGCAACAAGAACAATAAATTCACCAGGTGTTGAAATTAGAGAAAAAGATCTCTCCTTAACAGCACCACCAAATGTAGGTACAAATATATTTGTAACCGGATTCGCAGGCTCAGGACCACTTGACGAAGTAATAAAAATTACAACCAGAGAAGAACTGGACCTAGTCTATGGCTCTCCTTCAAACTCTGCAGAACGTTACTTTTATTATACTGTTAACGAACTCTTAAATTCGCCTTGTAATATTTACACAACAAGACTCGCTTATGGGTCTGGTGGCGGTGTTGGCTTTGGCTCAAAGTATTCTGCACTAGTATATCCTGTAAATTTCGTTACTGACGTCATCGGCGCAGATCTTACACACAGCACTAAAACAATCGGAGCATACACTCTATCTGCTGCTAGTATAACGTTACTTACACCTAACGGTACAACAAAAACAATCGGGTTTAGTTCCGTTACATACCCTTCAACATTAGCTGCGTCAAGTGTAGATGCGTTTGCTCTTTATCCATCAGGTACATTAACTCCTGATGTTAGTGCTGTATACACTGCACTTTCTATAGCTCTTACTAGTGCTTATGGTACAAATAGTGGTATTACTTTTGGTAGTGATTACACTAATCTTAGTGCGCAATCATTTTCTATTGCCCTAACTGCAGGATCAACAACTCTTAACGGCTTTACAAATAGTCCTTTTAACTTTAACTTCAATCATAGAAATGTTAGTTCAAGTCTAGATACAAGCCTTAGCTCTTTATCAGGTATTGGCGGTACTTATGTATTAGGTGAACCAACACACGTCGAATTAAACGATACAGACTATTTCGCCATCTTAGACGGCTCTGCATTTGAATGGAGCGCTACAGGCGGTGGAAAGGATAGTTTTACACAATTATCTGATCTCGCCAAAGCAGGTGTTATTATACTTAATAATGCTCAGACGACTATTAACGATCAATACGAAGGTTATTATGTTGGTATTCTTGATAATAGTAACATTAACCCTGGTACACCGTATGATGGCATCCGATCAGTAAAAACCTTCAACGATACTGCTCTTTACACACGAGCAAATTATATTACTATACCATCTAGTACTCTGCAGTTTAACCTAACTTCAAATTACTATCTTGGCTCTTCGGATAGCGTTTCCATTCAAATGGAAAATCTTACAAACTACGACATTAACACACGTGCAGATGATGACTTACTTAGTGTTGGTGTATTTAAGTTAAGGAAGTCTATATTCGCACAGGAAGCGTTTAAGTTAGATTATGTACTTGAAGATGCAATTGTAGGTTCTGTTGATTATTACAGAACACAACTTAACCCTAGAGGTGGGCCAAATTTACCATACTTCCTTGAAGCACGTGATAGTAAATCCCGAAACGCAACGATTCTTGTTAATGACTTTATCTCAAATAGATTACAACCAGCTGGTTCAAATGTTACAGGTATTCCAAGAAAGAAAATTAGAGTACTTGCTCAACAGTTACTTACTATAGATGAAAGTATTACTTCATTAACTAGAGCTAACATTACTCAACTTTCAAGTTCAGTTGGATTTGGTGATAGCTTATATGGATTAGGTGCATATACCAATGTATCGTTTAAAGATAAGTCTTTAGGTCAAATTTCACAAAAGGTGAGACGTGCTCTTGATGGTGTACGCAATGATGATATCTACGACATTGATGTGGTGTTAGAAGCCGGTCTTGGCACTATTGCAGTTGCTAAAGCTGCTTATGCTATCGATAATGCGTCGACTCCAAATATAGATAACTACGACGAGTATAACTACAACACAACGCTTAAAGCGTATATGGAGTCTCTTAGAACTTCAAATGCACTAAACGCAACAGGTGAAACTGTGAGAGCTTTATATCACGATATCTTCAATACCTTTGAATCGTTCTGCTCACCTCCTTATGATGGAGGCGGTAGAGGAGATTGTATCTTTATTGCAGATACACTACGTCATATCTGCGTTACAGGTAAAGATACTAAGGTATTGTCAGATAAGGTTAATAGAAACTTCCAAAAAGATGTATACTGGGCGATCAGACATCAATTTGAACTAGCTAATACTTCTTACGCTACTGTTTATGCTAACTGGTGTAAAATATATGATTCTTACTCTGGTAGGTTTGTATGGATACCGTTTTCTGGGTTTGCTGGTTCTACAATTGCAAATTCTGAAGCATCTACATATCCGTGGATAGCGCCAGCTGGGTTTACAAGAGGTCTTATATCCTCAAGTAACGATATTGCAATTAATCCAAATCAAAAGCAAAGAGACGAGCTATACAAGTCAAATATTAACCCTGTTGCGTTTTTCCCATCACAAGGTCAAGTAGTATTTGGTCAAAAAACTCTTCTTAAGAGACCAAGTGCGTTTGATAGAATTAATGTCCGTCGTTTATTCTTAGCTCTTGAGAGACCAACAAAGAAGGCTTCACAGTTCTTCGTATTTGAACCAAATACAACGTTTACAAGAACAAGAATTATAAACACACTTACACCAATATTCCAAAAAGCAAAGGCTACGGAAGGCCTTTATGACTTTTTAATCGTATGTGATGAAAGAAACAATACTCCTGAAGTAATTGATAACAATGAACTTGTTGTTGATATCTATATTAAACCGGTAAGATCTGCTGAATTTATTCTAGTTAACTTCTACGCAACTAGAACAGATGCTAACTTTACAGAGATAATTGGAGCATAACTCAATTAAAAGGATTTAGGCTCACGGTGAGCCTAAATCCTCCTTTAATTTAACAAAAACAACTAAATAATTATATATGGCAACAACAATTGAAAATTTCATGGAGAACGCTAGCACTAAACAATTTGCTCGTGACTTTCTATTTCGTGTTACACAAATTACAATCGCAGGTACAGATTTTTCTGGTGATGATGATTTAATTTATGCTAAATCTGCGGTATTACCAGGTAGAGCAATCGAGAACAAAACAGTAAACTACGTAGGGCAGCAGTTTAATCTTCCAGGTAAGTCTACATATACTAACTCAGAAAGTTATTCTATTGACTTCTACCATGAAGAATCTATTGCTTTGCGTAGGAAGTTTGAAGACGCTTCTAGATATGTTTTCGATAACGAGATATCTTATGGAGACATAGCGATGCCAGGTGAAGGTGATAGAATAACACTTGAAGTACTTGATCGTTCTCTTAACGCAACAAGTACAATAGACTTAATCGGCGCTTCTATTCGTGATATAGGTGCTGTTACACATAATATTGCTGAAGGTACAGGAGATGTCCTCTCCTTTCCAGTGACCTTCTCTTATCACTTTTACAGAATAAAATAATTATAAAGTGATTGTATTTAAAAAGCTACGGTATTTTAAATATCGTAGCTTTTTTTTGGTATAAATAAATATATGCCCGACTTAATACCAGAATTTCTAGAGAAATATTCTAGCAAGACTAATAAAACCTTCCACGTACCATTACCTTTCCAGTGGACGGTTAGTATTACAGAGGATGAGAAACTCTATGGCGCTATTGATGAAGTTCTAAAAGATGTTGATCTTAACAAGTGGAAGACATTCAAAAGTGAAAAGTGGCGTAGTGATGGCGATGCCGGTAATATATTAGTTGCTCAAGAAGTTTCAATTCCATCTGAATCTTTTCAAGCTGTTGTTTTAGGTCATCCAAACCGTGGAGGGTTTATGCCGGGATATGGTGTAGCAGAGCGAACAGATTTTCTTTCACGTAATTTAGTGATAAATTTTCTTGAAACAGGTATAGATATTGAGACACAATTATTTAGACCGTGGACTATTGCTCTAGGCTCAGCAGGACTACTAAACACTAAATTACGTGCCAATATTAACGTAAGAGAGTATAATAGAGATCTTTCTCTACGAAAGTCATATAAGTTCACAAATGTGTTTCCAACAAACTGTGAAGGGTACACACTTACATATAGTGATAAAGAGTTTATAATAAAATCTGTTACATTTGGATATAGTAAATATGAACTAGAGGTAGATTCTTGAGGTAGAAGTGTAGTTGATTACGTGGGAGATATTAACACAGATATTGGTGGCAATCTTGTTTAATCTATATATAATAACTAATGTTTAGTGCTGTATTACCTTACGCTAATAAAGATTTTAATATAGTGAAGATATCTTTCTCGCAAATATTTGAGATATCTAGATTGATTGATAATAATGACGATGTAGGATTTATTACATATATAGAAGATCATTTTGGTATCTCTAGTTTATGTGTAATAGATAAGTTTTTTGTATTATTAAAAGCTCGTGAATTATATATAGATGAAACCTTATCTCTAGTAATCGAAAACAACAACTTAAAACTACCACTGAAGTCTTTATCAGATAAATTATATGACATTGATAATTACGAACAAGTAGTCGTTGATAATAACATCAAAATAAAAATAGATGTGCCACAGAATTTTCTTTTTCCTGGTAATTTGAGTTTATATGATAATATAATAAAGCAGATACAAATAGACAGTACTATTATTAATTTTAATGAGTTAATACGTAGTGATCAACACCATATATTAACGTCACTACCATCTAGTGTGTTTAAGCATTTAAAAGACTTTGTTAATAACATCAATATTGAAGTTGTTTTATACGAAGGAAAATCTTCTATAAATATGAAGAGCCTAAGTGTTAATTTTTTAACCATGGATCCTTTTTTATTAATAAAAAGTCTATATAGCGATTATTCTCTACATAGCTGTCGTGAGATATTATTTTATTTATCAAAACGCATATCTAGTAGTACTCTTTTAAATTCGCCTATGTCAGACATTAAGTTTTATCTTGAGGAATCCTCTAAAGAAAATAGTAAGTCGAGTAATAGTGGTAATATTAACGATATGGTGTAAATATTGGTATGTCAGATACCAAAGATACCAACGTAGCAACTTTTTTACAAAAACTCGGAAATATTAAAGCAGAGTATGTAAGTGCTTTTTTACCATCTAAGAAAACAACACTAAAACTAAAACCTTTAAATTTAAGACAGCAAAAAGACATTATTTCTAGTGTAGCGGATGGAGTAGCTGGTATGATATCATTTACACGTATTTTAAATAATGCTATTATTGATGCGACAGGAGATGAAACAGTTAAAATTCAAGATAGAGCACCTCTGACTATTGCACTACGCGCTAGCGCTCTTGGAGATACTTATAAAGATGGAGAAAAAACTATTAGTCTTGTTCAAATTCTAAATACATATAAAACTTACACTCCGGAGTTTAAAGATGAAGATGTTGTTACACATAATGGCATTACTGTTAATGTATCTATACCTACACTAAAAGAAGAGAACTTAACTATTAAGAAGCTCGAGGAAGAAATTAAGCGTAACGGCGAAAAAAATAATACTAAGAATCTTGGAAGCATTTATATATATGAAATTATTAAATATATTCAATCAATAAAAATTGATGATATTGAAGTAGACTATACATCTCTTAAAGTAAAAGAGAAGATTGAGATTATTGAAAACCTACCTTTAATTTTGAATAAAAAAATTATTAACTTTATTGAGTCTATTCGTAAAGAAGAGCGTGAGATTCTTACTGTTGATGACGTAACCGTCGAGATTAATCCTAGTTTCTTTGATGCTGAATAAATACTTATGTGTTAAGTAATTCACAGACATCACCTGACGCAGCATTAATGCTGAGTGCACTTAGAGAAGCTTCAGCAGCTACAGACGAAGCTGTAGGCTTACCAGAAGATGAGCTTGATCGGTTAAGGAATAATAATATTATACCTAAAAGTAGAAAATTGGAGAGTGATGTCGATCCAGTTTTAACAGGTAATGAAAAAAGAAGAGCTTATAACTTTGGACAAGAATTAGCTAGATCATTTTATGATTTCGCACAAAAGTATAAAGAGGATTCTAAAGAAAAGACACTTATACAGTCAAAAGCTGCAAATGTAAAAGAAGCATCTTCAGGTAATGAAAACCAGATAGGTAATATAGATAAAAGCAAGATTGGATTTTGGGCTAAATTAATTGCTGCAACTATTATTATAGGAATGCTTATATGGAATTATTTTGGTCCTATTGGCGCTGATATATCTAAATTTATTACAAAATTACCTCAATTCCTTAAAGACAGTGTCAGCTTTAAAGGTTTATTTAAATTTTTAAGTGAAACAAAAATAGGTAAAGCTGTAAGTGAATTTATAGCGCCTATAAGTAAACTTTTTACCAGCATTAAAGCATTTTTCGGTATAGGTACGAAAGCTACTACGGAAATTGTAGAAGGAACTAGTAAATTAAAAGGTTTTACAGGTATATTGAAAGCAGCTACTTCGACAATAGGTAAATTTTTATCCAGATGGATTAGGAGACTTCCTATAATAGGTGGTATACTCGGTATGGTATACGCGTATAAAAGTTTTGAAGCAGGTAACTGGGTAAGAGGTACAGTAGAGATGTTATCAGCTGTATTATCCTTTTCCGGTGTTGGATTACCAATTTCCTTAATTTTGGACGGTGCATTATTAATATATGATTTAATGAAGGCTGAAGGATCTAGTGAAGTTGCTGCATCTAGTACAGCTATGAAAGTCGGTATTGGTACATCACGAGCCTTATTACCACTCCTCGCCAAGACAGGCTCTAAAATAGGCCTAAAGCTAGGTAAAGTATTAAAGTTTATACCGTTTATAGGAGGATTATTTAATTTTACTAGTGCATACTTACGCTTCCAAGAGGGTCAGTGGTTTAGAGGTACACTTGAAATTATTGCTGGTATAGCAGCCTTATCAGGAGTAGCATCACCATTAGCATGGGTAATAGATGGAGCACTTATTCTTAGTGATTTAATTGAACCTAAAGTAGGAGCAGAGGTCGCAGGTGGCGCCGCTGCCAAAGGCGTTGTATTAGGCGCATCTATATTACCGTTACTTACAAAGTTTGGCCTAAAAATTGGTGCAAAATTACTAAAAGTGTTAAAATTTATACCGGTAGTAGGTGCTTTAGCAAATTTTGCATTGTCGTATATACGTTTTAAAGAAGGTGATTGGCTAGGTGGAATATTTGAACTTATAGCCGGTATTGCTGCATTTATACCGGGATATGGTTCGGCGGTCGCGTATATTATAGATGGTGGTTTAATTCTTTATGATCTACTTAAATCTGATAAAGCACAAACATCAGAAGAACCTAAAAAAGGTAAGAGCCAGCCTGGTGTTTGGGATAAACTAAAAAGCTGGGTAGGTACAAAGCTAATAAATTCACTATGGTATACTCCCGGTGTTTCGAGCTTACTCTATATCGGTAGAGGAATATCTAAGCTAGTTAAAGGAGACTTTAGAGGTGGTTTACTGGATTTAGCTAGTTCGTTACTTGCGGTTATCGGCGGCAAACTGTTAGTCGATTTTGTACTCAACGCCCTAGGAATAATTGAGAGTACAGAAAAGACAGTAACCTCAGAAGTATCTACGAGTACTAACACTGTTGGTATTTTTGATAAACTAAAAAGCTGGGTAGGTGCAAAGTTTGTAGACGCGTTGTGGTATACTCCCGGTGTTTCGAGCTTACTCTATATCGGTAGAGGAATATCTAAGCTAGTTAATGGCGACTTTAAAAGCGGCTTACTTGATTTAGCTAGTTCGTTACTAGCGTTAACTGGTGGAAAGCTGTTAGTTGACTTTATCTTAAATGCTTTAGGGTTGATTGAGAGTCCGGAAAAGATAGCAACACCAGAAGTATCTACAAGTACTAGCACCAGTGGTATTTTCGATAAATTAAAAAGCTGGGTTGGTACAAAGCTAATAAATTCTTTGTGGTATATTCCTGGCATTTCAAGTCTACTCTATATCGGTAGAGGAATATCTAAGCTAGTTAAAGGAGACTTTAAAAGCGGCTTACTTGATTTAGCTAGTTCGTTACTAGCGTTCACTGGCGGTAAGATGTTAGTTGATTTTGTACTCAACGCTCTAGGAATAATTGAGAGTACAGAAAAAACTGCTGAGCCTAAATCATTAAAAGCTAATACAGTTAATGCTGATAATATTATATCTAAGTTAATAGAAGGTGTTATTGGGTCGCTACTGTCTGTAGTAAGTGGTATATTTAATTGGATAGGTACGTTAAAAGATAAACTCGCTAATGCACTAGAAGACGCTAAAGAGAGAGTAGGTGGTGTATATGAAGCTGCTAAAAAGAAAGTAAGTGGTGTATATGAAGGTGCTAAAGAGAAAGTAAGTGGTGTATATGAAGGTGCTAAAGAGAAAGTAGGTAGTGCTTACGAAGGCGCTAAAGAAAAGATACGTAGTGTATATGAAGGTGCTAAAGAAAAGGTAAGTGCTACTAAAGAAAAAGTAGGTAGTGTATATGAAGGCGCTAAAGAAAAGATACGTAGTGTATATGAAGGTGCTAAAGAAAAGGTAAGTGCTACTAAAGAAAAAGTAGGTAGTGTATATGAAGGCGCTAAAGAAAA